GGTGTCCATGACCCGGTGGCAAGCCCATGCCACAAATCTAAATTCCACATTGGGCAGTGGAGTAGACCGAGTCACCGTGTTTCTGCGACAAACACGCCCTTCGGGGTCAAAATTAAAGGAGGGTAGCGCCTTCAAAAGAATACGCTAGCAGAAACTCGACACTCAGGTCGAGGCACCCCCATTGAGCAGGGGTAACGCTAGGATAGGGGAGGGATCCAAGCGAACGAGTCCATAATCCATCAACTTCTTGCAGCCCGACATCGCAAAAGGGTGCGGGTCAGGAAGGGATGTGGACTCAGGCAGAGCTGTCTGCTTACAACTCAGCGACCACAGTGCGTGGGGGCAACGCACTTGACGATGGGAAAGACCATTGACGCAGGGAAAGACCGAAACAAATTTTCACCGGAGACATGGATAACAACTTAATGAACGTAGATATACCGCAAGTGAGCTTACCAGCCACTCGCAATCACTTGAACGATCATGCTTTACCACTCGTTGACAACAGTGATATTCCTGTTGGCAACACTTTGGAGATGGAGAGACTTACCCTCTCTCTTGAACGTTATTCCCGCCGTTACATTCTTGTAACTTGCTTCGTTGGATTTTTGCTTGCCATTGCGGCAGGGGTGTTGGTGCCCAGCTTTGTTTATGATGCTGGGTGGACGGGTCACGCAAGTGATGAAGTCGCAAAGCACCTCAACCGTACAGTGGCCGAGCTGGTTGTGCTAACACAATCGCTCATACTTCTCGTCGGTTTCATGTTTAACGTGTACCTATACATGATTCTGGTGAGAAAACACGACTACGTTCTGGAGATGGAGCGGGTCGTGCCCGGGCAGTATGCAAACCCGGAATGGATAGAGGACGACGGCGATGATGCGTGGAATCAGGCCGCCCCAATCCAAGCAGCATCTTCTTTGCTCAGTGTCTGGCGTGCCCGTATCGTCGACGTTGTATTCAGGAATGGTGCCCACATCTCCGACACCCTTGGCTCTGGCCCCCACAGAGACGAGGTTATTGAGAAGTCCAGGCTAGGTCCACTTCTCTTCAAAATGGACGCTTCGACTCTCCATTACGAACCAGTGTCTTTTCTATTGGATGACCAGCTACCGACCGAATTGATGATTCCAAAAATTCATCAATTAGGTATTGACCCACAGTTGTTAGCAACTAGGGTCAACCAGGCAGCGAATTCCATTGATTTGACAAGTCCCAGTAATGCTGAGAGGAAGAGTGCCCTGACCCAAGCCCGAACTGTCAGTAACGCAGCCGACCCTTGGTCTTTGACCGTGGCAGCAGTTACAGCCGACGTCCAGAGTAAGACTCGCGTCGCAGACAGCATTTCGGATTTTCTGATGGCCCAATAAGGAGAAGGAAAGGTTTGTATCTGGCCGGATACAGGGTTACAGACCCAGGTGTGCGTGTAAAGGAAATCGGTGAAGTTAAACCTTCACTGAAGATCACCAAAATACACCCGCCCGCCAAAACAATGCAGCGAAAGAGAGTGCCCCAATCTGTCTCTCTTGGCTGCCACGTTGAAGGCGCTGTTCCCCCGAAACCAGATCCAGACCCCATCTCCTTGGCCTGCGGGCTTCAGGCGCGGCTAGGCTGGCAGCGGAAACCATTAAGTCGTTTCGAGAAACGGAAACTAAAAAGATTTGTGCATAAGTGGGTGCGCAAGAATCTCAAGCCAATTGACCCTACCACTGACCTGTCTTTTGAAACTTGGATTGCCAGTCAGAGGGCTAAAGGTACCTACTCAAGTGCACGGTGTGACGAGCTTGAGGAGGTCTGGGAACTACACAGACATTACATTGACGGAACCGGTCAAGTAAGGGATTGGTCCAAAGTTCCTAACAAAATGCGCAGAAAAATCATGAAGTGTAAGTCCTTTTGCAAAGAGGAGCATTACGAGGGGTGGAAACACCCGCGCGCAATTAATTCCCGCTCAGACTTTTTCAAGTGTCTGGTGGGTCCAATTTTTGAGAAAATTGGTGACGCTGTATTTCACTATTCAGCTCCTGGAGAGCCCAGCCCGTTTATCAAGCTGGTGCCGGTGAGAGACAGACCCCAGGTCGTCAAAACTCACCTCCAGGAGGACGGTGCGGAGTATAACGTTACTGACTACTCTTCTTTTGAAGCACACTTCGATGAAGAATTTTTGGCAATAATCGAATTTGAATTGTATAAGTGGATGACTTCCCGACTAGGGGATAAAGGTCAACATTTCATGATGACCATAGACATCGCTTTTACAAATCAAAACCAAATGACCTTTAAGGCGTTTACATCTTTCGTTCGTGCTACACGAATGTCAGGGGAGATGAACACCTCATTGGGCAACGGCTTCGCCAACATGATACTTGCTGAGTATCTAGTTTGGTGCAAGGACCCAAATGCTAAATTAAAAGGATTCTTCGAAGGGGACGATGGGCTATTCACAGTCACACCCAAGTCCGCAGCGCCCACGGCGGCTGATTATCAGCGCCTGGGATGCAACATGAAAGAGGTTTTAATATTCACCGATCTTGGTGAAGCCTCCTTTTGTGGTATGCTTTTTCATCCAGAGGATCCAGATCTTACTGTGGTAACAAATCCGCTCAAGGTATTGGCCAAGACTGGGTGGGGTTCACGCAAGTACGTAAATGCAAATGCACGTACTCGCAATGCCCTACTTAGGAATAAAGGCTATTCCGTTGCGCACTGTTACCGTGGTTGCCCGATCTTGGATTCTTTTGGTGCATATCTGCTGCGCGTAACTTATGATGACAAGGACAGAATAGAGCGCCTAGTCCAAAACTTTTCTTGGTGGGAACGGAACCAGCTCATAGATCGGTCTTCAGCAACTGATCAATTGAGGAAAACGCCGCACCGTCTGACACGCGAACTCGTGGAAAGACTCTATGGAATAACTGAGGCAGTACAGCTTGAAGTCGAGGACTATTTGGATAGTCTCGACTCGCTGCAACCACTCAGACTTGACATGCTTGCCTGGCCAAAAGAGTGGACTGAGTATTATACCACCTATGCAATGCCGTTTCCGGACGACTATAACTGCATAGGAGAACATGGTATTCACGCTCGGGAACTCCAAGCTGTTAAGGACCTCGCTTCTAAGAACCCGACCTTTGGGCTTCTTAGGGATGTGATAGAATAGAGTCAGAACACTGAGAGATGCACCACCAAAAGTCCGTGGCCCTGGGTCCGCTAATAGTTGGGAAGAGAGAGAGTGTGTAATTCGAGACTGGTAATCTCGTAGCAATATGCTTGAGGCCTTGGAACCTCTTGTAGAAAGTCCTCTCAACCACCAACAGCCCAGGGCACCAGACAACCGGTAGTGTCGCGTCC